GTCTTCATCTCGTACCCCGACCATAAGACCATCGTGTACTCCGTCTTTGAAATCTTTCTTGGTTTCATTCTCATACTTGTACTCGATATCTTTTAGTCGGTGGATCTCATTGACTACATCTTCAATGGAATTGCCACCCATTCCCTCATCAGAGTTGGTGGTCAATCTCTTTAATCTTCTTTTTAATAAACCATTGTCGATGACTAGAGCTTCAAATACTTTCTCAAGCATTCCTTCTAAACATTGTTCATAGGTAGGCGAACTATCGTGTAGTATATCCTCATCTAAATCTTCACAAATGTATTCTAGTGGTTTGTATCTTGCGTCACTTTTTATTCTATATACTTTTATAGAACCATCTTTATTACACTCCTCATAACCATCTTCATCAACTTTATAAAAAGTTATGTCGTGTAAACAAACTTGATATTCTTTACTCATTTTAAGTTCTCCCTTCCTCTTGTTATTTCATAATCTGAACTCCCTAACTCATTTCCGTGATAAGTTACAAGTGCAAAACTTCCATCGTCTAATGGTATTTTAGATGTTACATCATCATATTGATTATAAACTCCATCAGAAAGTGTTGACTGTGTTTCATTTGTCACAAAAAGTATTTCGTCTTCATCAAGTTTCCTATCACACTCAATAGTGTATCTATCAGTACTTCTTGACCAATCTTCAAATCCATATTCATACTTCATACTTCCCCCTTGTTCCATAAATTTTTGTAAGAGAACAAAAAATTTTGTTGCTTATCTGTAAGAGATATTTTTGTATCACACAGTAAATCGTCTGGATCATACTGTGGCAGATTATTCTGTGTACAAAAGTTTTGCAAAATATTGGACATTTGTTTTATGAAACTATCTGTTTCAACTATTTTCAATTCGTCCACCGACTCTGGATAAAATTTTCGTAATACTGTCATCAAATGCACAAAACTATCGGTGTGATGTTCAAAATGTTTATCGCTTTCTACTACATCATAAACTATTAAATCTTTATCCGTTATAGTTACACTATCTTTTCTCATTGATAATGAATAAATTTTTGAACCTAAATTTTTTTGCTCTTTATTTTTTTTAGTAGGGTCTTGTAAATACCATAACTGCATTTCATAATCTTCTTGATTGTCTATATAGTTGTAACCGATACTAGTAGTTACGACATCATCGCCGTAACTACTGTTAGTCCATCTATCAAAATATTTCTTTTTTAAATATTCACTAATCATTTTTATTCTCCTCTAAATTTACAATGTTTAAATGACCACCACCATTGCCCTCTGGATCACGCATAACTTCTACTTGATATTCTTTTCCTCTATACTTTGTTATTAAAATGGGAAAAGGTTCGATATCATTATAGGTTGCATCAAAAAATATTTCTGTAATTGTGTGACCTAATAATTGACTATAGTGTTCATTGTAATACTTTTTACTTTTATCACTTACTTTATGATCATTACTTTCATTCCATATAATATTACTCATTATATATCCTCCAATGTTAATGTGTGTTTATAATAGTTTAATAAAAATTTTTTTATGGTTTCAAAACGATTAGTAGATAACCAAAGCATTTTATACCCTTCATTATCTCTACTCGTTTCCCAAGTCATAAACCCATAAGTTAAACTTTCTTCTTTTGAAAATTCTTTTATAGGGTTTCGTATCGCTAAAGAATATTTATGTATCGTTCCTTCTGCTAAATCTTCTTGACGACTTTTTTCTTCTTCCTTGTCCATAAACCATAATTGTATTTCTGGATCGCTTAAATACTCATCATAATTGTAGGCAATACTAGTAGTAATTTCATCATTCCCATAAGAGGAATTTTTCCACTTACTAAATAGTTCTTCTTTGTATAAATTCATAGTAACTCCTAGTTAAATTAATAATACATATATACTGCCAGATTAATCCATATTTATCAAGTATATTCGAAACACTTTATATATATACTGCTCAAATATATTTTAGTGTTGTAAAATCAAAAAATGGACGAAAAAAAGTGTAAAAGTGTAACGAACTAAAATAATATAGTTAAAAAGACCAGAAATACAGTACTTACAGAGAATATAACTCGTTACACTACTCGTTACACTTGCTATGTTTTCGTTGCACAAAAAGTGTAACGAACTAGACATTCTGACCGATTGCAATTTCCTATTTTTAAAAAACTATTTTCTTTTTTTGATTCGCCTAGTATATATAGGAGTATGACTAGTAAAAATAAGATTGAAAAAATAGAAGAAGATTTTGGTCGTAAACTTACTAACAGACAAAAAGAGTTTGCTAAATACTTTGTAGAAGGAATTTATAGTAATGCAGAGTGTGTTCGCAAGGCAGGATATTCTGATAAGAATGGTATTGCTAGAATACAAGCAAACAAATTGTTAAATCCTAAAATGTTTCCTCACATTACTGAATACATAAATGAACTTCGTGAAGAGAGAGAAAAAAAATATGGTGTTACTTTAATTGGACAATTAAAAAGATTTAAAGAATTAGGAGAAAGAGCAGAAGAGGAAGGTCAATATACTGCAAGTATTAATGCAGAGAAAATTAGAAGCTCCCTAGGTGGATTGACTATCGATAGAAGAGAAACAAATCACTATCACGCAATCGATGGAATGAGCAGAGAAGAAATTGAAAACAGATTACAAGAATTAAGAAGTAAACACCCACAAGCATTTATAGATGCAGAGGTAATAGATGACGCAAAAACCAGAAGGTCTTCTGTGGAACAGAGTAAGAAAAAATCTACCAAGCAGTTGGCACATAACAAGAATTGAAAATCGTTTAGGTGGTGGCATTCCCGATGTGCATATCTGTGCAGATCATTTGCCGTTTTGGATAGAACTAAAAGTAACAAAAACTAACAGAGTTTCTATATCTGCTCAACAAATTGCTTGGAATTATGGGTATTTTAAATCGGGGGGTGTAAGTTTTTACTTGGTCAACCCCCTCTCGACCTCGCACCTATATTTATTTTCGGGGCAATATGGTCGGGAGTTAGCGACCAAAGGACTCGGGTCGGTGGACATCGGGTCGGGGTCGGGGATACCTTGTTTATATTTCGGGGACAATTTTTCGGGGTTAATAGATTCAATGATAGAATATACATCAAATTGGGTCGGGATTTTTAATCCAATATTCGGGGTCGGTGGTCGGGATAATGATTTAGTAAAAAACCCAGACTAAATTATAAGATTAGGAGTCAAAGAAAATTTAATCTGGGTTGAGTCCAGGAGCTTCAACTCCTGGAATTAGTGAGTCGGACTCCTTAATGTTTAAGGAATCCGACTATTGTTTTTCTAGTGTTAACTGAGCAAAGTTTGCATTGCTTACAAGTGAGTCCTTTGGTCTGACTCAAACACATCGCAACGGGTCGCCCATCTGGAGTCGCCGTTGTGTGTTCGTCAACTACCACGGCAACGGGGAGTCCGTGTTGTGCTAGTTCGTCTGCGTGTTCTAAATTGTTAGCACTCAAATTAATTGTGAATCCGTTCTCGTTTGCTTTCTTTATAAGCTCTATATTCTTTTTATATTTATGCTTATGCGTAAAGCATATGACTCGGCGTCCATTGTTTGCTTTTACTAACTGATCTAATTTTTTTTCATCAATGGACTCGTTGTCGTCGCCGTCGTTGGGTAGATCGCCTATTTGATTATGACGCCATATATCCACAGACTCGGGAAAGTTTGTAATTTCTTTTATAGTATTATCCCAACTATTGGAAAAATTTTTTTTCCATCGCTTATTAAATCCCGTTTCAGTTTCGCCCCATACTATAGAAGTATGATATTTTTCGCCGTAGCAATCGCCGTTTTTTAATGGGCAAGAGTCTGGGCAACTTTTTCGCTCGGTTGTCGTGGTCGGCATTTTACCGAGCTTCTTATTTTTACTGTTTAAAGTTATTCTTATTTTCATAATGACTCCTATCATTGTTAAAATAACATTGTACCATAAAATCCCATATTTACAAAATTATTTTTAATCGGGTCGGGGTCGGGGTCGGGTCGGAATTATTTCGGGTCGGGGTTTGGGGTTTAGTTTAATATAATAAAGTAAATATAATATAAATGAATAGATAATAAAAAAATAACATTGTTGCCGCTAAAATAAAAAAAGCCCCAGAATTGATTCCTGGGGCTTAGTAATTGAAAAAATTTAAACGTTTGTTTCTTGAAATTTTTTAAGATCTACTCTTAAACTTTCTAACATAGAGAGTAGATCGTACTCCATATCGTGTAAGTCATCTTTAATAGTTTCTGCCATATCCTCTAAGTAATATAATTCATTATTGTCAATTTTGCTTTCTCTTGATTCTACTAACGAGTCGCCTAAATTGTCTATTGCATTAGCAACATTGCCGTTTGCTTTTTCCAGGCAATCAATAGCAATACTTACATATTTGATAATTTGTTTTTTATGATTAATTTTTTTATCTAAATTATTTTCTACTTCTAACATAATGACTCCTTTTTTATTGTTGTACATAATGGTATTTTATAGTAAAATATATTTTTAATCAACTAAAAAGGAGTCATTATGAAATTGTTAACAAAAGAAATAGAAGAAAGATTAATTAAAAACTTTAGAGCAAATGAGAAAGACGGCGAACTAGATTTCAAAGTCGTTTGCAAACTTTTCAACCCGTCTGGAATTGGCACTTGGTATTTAACCGAATTAGACCCCGATACGAATATTGCTTACGGTCTTTGTTGTTTACACGAGTCAGAATATGGCACAGTATCAATAGACGAATTAAGGGAGCTTAAACTTCCACCATTCGGATTAGGAATAGAAAGAGATAAATTCTTTCCTATAAATAAATACACTATTGATTATTGTAAACAGTTAGAGCAATAAAAATGGAATTAGTTTTTATTGATACACCGAGTCACGGATACTTAAAAGTATCCGTGAGTCAATTGAGCGACTTAGGATTATCTAATAAAGATTTTTCTAAGTATTCTTTTAAATGGAAAAACTATTTATTGCTTGAAGAAGATTGCGACGCACCGAGTCTTATAAAATGGATTCGTGCAAAGCATATTTCTTATAAGATTATTGAGACTCACGTTGACGACTTAAACGATCATTTTAGATTGCGAGTCTATAATAATTAAATAAAAAAATTTCTATCTTTCTATGAACCCGACGCTTGGCGTCGGGTTTTTTTTCGGGTCGGGATAATCGGGTCGGGTTCGGGTCTTTATTATCAATGATAATAAAAAGACTATTTAATAATAATGTAATAATAACTATTGGAAAAATTTTTCCAATAGTTTCAATTTATCTCTTAAATTTATGATTGCGCCAGGCGTAACTATCTATTAATTATTATGGTAAATAATGGAATTAAATATGTACATTTAATTAAAAGTATGATACAACTTATATAAGTTGATTCGATAACATAACAGAAAGAGAGAAAGCAATGAAACAACTACAAAAAAATATAAAAACACTTTTAACCACAGAAAGAAAGTTTAAGAAACTTAAAAACAATCCTATTGTTAAAGAGTATCTTGCTATTGAAAGATTAAGAAATAAAGAAAGAGAAGTTGTAAGAGAAACAATGATTGCAACTAAAACTTTTTCTAATGACTTTAATAATAGAATAAGAGTTTTATTACTTGAGCGTAAAGGGTACACAGTTAAAGATGGGTACACAATTAAAGTAGAAGGGTTAAAGTAATGAGTATAGATAGATACAACGAGTCTGAGTATACACAACACGACTATTTTAAAGACTGTTTAAAAGATTTCGTCACCCCGAAAGGGTGGCGAAATGAGTCATATATTAATGATGCTTCACCGTCGTTCTCTTATAACAAGTTTCAGATATTTGTACAACACCCTTTAGAAATGGAAAGGGAAACAGATTATAAAAGATTTGTTATTTGCGATATAGAGACTCAAGAGTTTATCATTGATTATGATGATTTAGACGACGTCGAAAACTTTTTAACCGATTTATGGTTACAACATTTTACAATTAAGGAGTCAAAGTAATGTTTAAATATCAAAAAGATAAATTAAAATTTATTAAGAATCAATTAACCTACGAGAGTCGACTCCGTGGGTTAACTGAGATTCCTAATCGTGCTAATAAAAGAAAACGAATCATTGAAAGAAATTTACTTTTATTTACTCAGATTCTTTCTTTAATAGTAATCATATATTTAATAAGGGACTAGGTACTTAAGACGGGAGGTAAAAAGATAACGAACAATTTTTACCTCCCCCCACCAACCATATCGGTGGGGCGCTGCGCACCCACCCGCCCACCCGCAGTGTTTTCGACATATAATTTGATATATTTAAAAATTCAGTTATAGTGGTCGGATGCAGAACTACAATGTTTCAGAGGACGTGCTCCGTGAAATTTTAGCCTTGGAAGAAGCAAAGAGAAAGCATGGACTAAGAGACAGAGCGCAAAAAAACTTTATGAACTTTGTCAAACATTGTTACGATGGTTTTATCGAAGGGGCGCACCATAAAAAGGTGGCAAAGAAATTTGAGCAGTTGGCCACGACCCCTGGTTCACGGATCATTATCAATATGCCACCCAGACATACCAAATCTGAATTTGCAAGTTACTTATTACCTGCGTGGTTAATTGGCAAGAAACCAGATTTAAAAATTATTCAGACTACACATACGGCAGAGCTTGCGGTACGCTTTGGACGTAAGGTGAGGAACCTTATGGAGTTGGAGGTATATCGAGATGTTTTCCCTGATGTGGAGTTGCGTTCGGATTCTAAAGCCGCTGGTCGTTGGGAGACTGGGGAAGGAGGAGAGTATTATGCAGCTGGAGTTGGAGGTGCGATTACTGGACGTGGAGCTGACTTACTTATTATTGATGACCCACATTCAGAACAGGATGCCCTTTCTGAGACCGCGCTCGAAAGTGCCTATGAGTGGTATACATCCGGTCCTCGTCAACGTTTACAACCTGGAGGGTCAATAGTCATTGTTATGACCCGTTGGTCATTAAAAGATTTGACTGGCAAATTGATAAAGGCACAAGCAGCAGACCCCCTATCGGATAAATGGGACATCATAGAGTTTCCTGCAATATTGCCCAGTGATAATGTCCTGTGGCCACAGTTCTGGAAAAAAGAAGAATTGTTAAAGGTCAAGGCTTCATTGTCATTGAGCAAATGGAATGCGCAGTGGCAACAAAATCCTGTAGCCTCCGAAGGTGCGATAATAAAAAAGGAATGGTGGAATGTGTGGGAGAAGGAAGACATTCCGATGTTGAGCTACATTATGCAAAGTTATGATACAGCGTTTAGTAAAAAAGAGACTGCGGATTATTCTGCGATAACTACGTGGGGAGTATTTCGACCCAACGAAGGACAGGACGAACATTTGATATTACTGGATGCACAACGTGGACGATGGGACTTTCCTGAGTTGAAGGCAAAAGCAAAAGAAGAATATAAGTACTGGGATCCAGATATGATTTTAATTGAGGCAAAGGCCAGTGGTACACCGCTCACGGACGAATTAAGAAATATGGGAATACCCGTGGTCAATTATACACCGAGCAAGGGACGAGACAAACATACTCGTATGCATATGGTGGCACCGTTATTTGAGTCTGGTAAAGTGTGGGCGCCAATGAAAAGTTTTGCCGAGGAAGTGGTGGAGGAAGTGGCGGCATTTCCGAACGGTGATTATGACGATTATGTGGATAGTATGACGATGGCTCTTATAAGATATCGTAAGGGTGGGTTCATAAGACTTGACAACGATGAAGAAGAAGAGGAAAGTATAAGGGTTAATTTTCGTCAATACTACTAGGAGAAAAGTATGGCACTTCCAATATTAGGTTCCGCAGTAAGTCTTGTAGGAGACTTGGCAGGATCTTGGTTAAAAGGAAGAGTGGCAAAACAACAAGCCGAAACAGAAGCTAAAGTAGCACAAGCAAAAGCAAAGGCGGTGGTATATGAAAAACAAGCGACTGGGGAACTGGACATGGAGCGCTCCCTCACGGAGCAGATGGGGGGCAGCTGGAAAGACGAGGCGTGGACGATATTCTTTATTGCCGTACTTACTGCCTGCTTCTTGCCCTGGACACAAGAGTATGTTCGAGAGGGTTTCATTTTTCTTGATACTTCTACTCCTGATTGGTTTGCTAATTGTATTTATATTAGTATAGCCGCAAGCTTTGGTTATCGCATTGGCAAAGCAGGAGTTGGGTTATTGAGTGCAAAAAAGGCGGTACAACAACCAGTAACCAGAAAAAAGAAAGGGTAAGCTATGGCAAAAAAAATTGACCCAAGTCAAATAGACAAGTCAATGCCAGCGATGGGAGAAGAGCTCGTTATCGAAGGTGAAGAAGAGGAAGTAGAAGAGGGCGAAGAAGGTGAAGAGGAAGATGGTCCAATTGAAGTGATTGAAGAAGAAGAGGACGGCTCAGTTGTCGTCAACTTTGAAGGAGCATCACAACAGGTTATGGCACAAGAGCACGATGCTAATCTTGCCGAGATGATTGATGCCAGAGTTTTAGAAGAGATTTCAAATAATTTAATTTCCGATTACGAGGGTGATAAGGAAAGTAGACAGGACTGGGAAAATGCATATGCAGAAGGACTAGAGCTGTTAGGGATTAAGTATGAAGAAAGAGAAGAACCGTTTCGTGGATCTTCTGGTGTAACACACCCGTTAATATCTGAAGCCGTAACACAGTTTCAAGCACAAGCGTATAAAGAACTACTACCAGCAGGTGGGCCAGTACGAACACAGATTTTAGGAGCAACTACTCCAGAGGTAGAAAGTCAATCACAAAGAGTGCAGGACTTTATGAATTATCAGATTGTACACGTTATGGAAGAGTACGATCCTGAACTAGATCT